TCTAAAAACCTATACATTTTAATACCTCTTTTGTCACAATATTTTTTTAAAATTTCGTGAGCATCCTTATCAATTTTTAAATTTTTTATTTTTTTTGGTTCTTTATCCATAGGTAGAAAAAAGGCAGAAAAAAATCTTACCAAGATATAAATAGTTTGATATAAGTAAAGTTTTTGCGGAAAACACCGGTATTTATATATAAAAATAAATTATAATAAATTAATATTAAAAAAATATGGCAACTAACAGTAAAATTTTCGTTTCACCTGGTGTCTATACTTCAGAAGTAGATTTAAGTTTTGTGGCACAGAGTGTTGGTGTTACAACTTTAGGGATTGTCGGAGAAACTTTAAAAGGTCCAGCATTTGAACCAATCTTTATAAAAAACTTTGACGAATTCCAATCCTACTTTGGTGGTACAACACCTGAAAAATTTGTTAATACACAAATTCCAAAATATGAGGCGGCTTATATCGCTAAATCCTACTTACAACAATCAAATCAATTGTTTGTTACAAGAGTATTAGGTTTATCAGGATATGACGCAGGACCATCTTGGTCTATAATTACAAGTGCAAATTTAGATCCAGCAACATTAACACCATATTGTTTAAGTGCAGTTACCCCTTCTGGTTCTTGTGAACCTGTTTGTGTATTGGCTAAAACAATTCCTTTCACAGTAACGTTTACGGGATGTTCAAACAGTGCATCATCAGTTGAATTTGGTTTATTCCCTGATGAGATCGAAGATATTTTAACTAATCAATATGAACAATTTAATGGTAGTACCTCAACATTGTTAAACGATTTACAATTCTTCACATACCAAAGAATATTAAACCCACCTTCAGAAAATACGTCTATTGCATATTTTGGTACAATTGACGGAGATGATTATGATGTGTTATCAACAGGATATACCGCATCTACAAACGTGTTTAATGTTCCATCACCATCAAGTTCATTAACTGATTTTACATCACCATTTAATGATCCTTGGTATTATGCCTTATTTGAAAATACTGGAAATGGTTTATACACAGGTTATTCTTTTTGGAATGTAATTACAGGTTTAACTTTAATTAACCCTATTACAACAACAACAACGTCTCAACCTACACCAACCCCACCTCCAAATCCTTGTGTTACCCCTACACCTGTTGTACCAACAACTACAACTACAACAACTGTTTTAGATTGTTATTCAGGTACCGTTGTGGGTATGATTTATGTTTATAGTGGTAATTCATATACAGAATATGATGATATGGTTGTTGCGACTTTAAGATCAAGAGGTATTGCCGACTATAGTGATGATGTTAATCCAAGATTTGAAATAACAGGTTTAACAGATGTTAACATTGATTGTACAGGACAATATGATGACGTACTTAAAAATCCTTTTGCAAAATTCGTAATAAACGCAACAAATTACCTTGGTAATAATTTTAGTTTTGTAACTTCTTTCTCTAATTCAGATTCCGAATATATTTCTAAAGTGTTTGGAGGTAGTAATTTTGGTAAACCAAGAAACGTAGTTCCTTTATTTGTTGAGGAAAGATTCCAATCATTATTAAGATGGGCATACAATAAAGGTTATATTAGAGGTTTAAAATGTGATTTAGTATCTTTACCTGAAGCACAAAGTGAAGACCCAACATCAATTGGATGGTATTTAGAAAAATATCAATCACCTGAAAGTCCATGGGTTGTTTCTGAATTAAGAGGTTCTAAAGTTTATAATCTATTTAAATTCTATACAATTTCTGATGGTAATAGTGCAAATACAGAAGTTAAAGTATCAATATCTGATATCTCATTTGCAAATGAAACATTCACAGTTTTAGTTCGCGATTATTATGATACCGATTCTAACCCTGTTGTTGTTGAGAAATTTACCAACTGTTCTATGAACCCAAATGAAAATAATTTTATCGCTAAAAAAATAGGTACGTTAGACGGTGAGTATGAATTAAAATCAAGATACGTAATGGTAGAAATGAATGAGGATGCTCCTATTGATTCTTTACCTTGTGGTTTTGAGGGATACAATTTTAGAGAGTACTCAGGAGCAAGATCTCCATTCCCTATTATTAAAACAAAATATGATTTCCCTGGTGAATTAGTATTTAATCCTCCGTTTGGTACTCCATCAGGAACTGATGATGCAGGACTTTCTTCGGGAGATAATATTAGAAAAACTTACTTAGGATTTTCTACAAGTGCAGATTATGGATACGATCCTAGTTTCTTTGAATACAAAGGAAAAAGAAACCCGTCCAACATATGTTTCGCCACTGAATCTTCTCCTTGGTTATATAGAACAAGAGGTTTCCACATGGATAAAAACGCAAGTGGTATCACAATTGCAAATGTATTTGCAACAAGTGGAACTCCTAGGTTCTACGCAGGAGCGGCAGACTTTAGTAGTGAACCTACAGTTGAGACAAACCCATACTATAGATTATTCGCTCGTAAATTTACAGTATTAGTACAAGGTGGATTTGACGGTTGGGACATTTACAGAGAAAGAAGAACAAACGCCGACAAATACCAATTAGGTAGAACAGGTTACCTTAACGGAGCTTGTGCTACAACAAGATATCCAAACGCAATTGGTTGGGGAGCGTTCAAACAAATCACTGTTGGTGATGGAACAAGAGAATACGCAAATACCGATTATTACGCATATTTGTTAGGAATTAGAACATTTGCTAACCCTGAAGCGGTTAACATTAACGTATTCGTAACTCCTGGTATTGATTATGTAAATAATAGTGACCTTGTTGAAGACACTATTGATATGGTTGAGAATGATAGAGCGGATTCATTGTACATTACAACAACACCTGATTACAATTTGTTATTACCAACAACAACAGGTATTGACGGATTAATTTACCCACAAGAGGCAGTAGATAATCTTGACGGTACGGGAATCGACTCTAACTACACGGCCACTTATTACCCTTGGGTATTAACTCGTGATAGTGTAAATAATACTCAAATTTATTTACCACCAACCGCTGAAGTAACAAGAAACTTGGCGTTAACTGATAACATCGCGTTCCCTTGGTTCGCAGCGGCGGGTTACACTCGTGGTATTGTTAACTCAATTAAAGCACGTAAGAAGTTGACTCAAGAAGATAGAGATGTTTTATATCTTGGAAGAATTAACCCAATTGCAACTTTCTCAGATGTAGGTACGGTAATATGGGGTAACAAAACTTTACAAGTTAGACAATCAGCCCTTGATAGAATCAACGTTAGAAGATTGTTATTACAAGCACGTAAATTAATATCTGCGGTTTCAGTTAGATTACTTTTCGATCAAAACGATGAAAAAGTAAGACAAGATTTCTTAAATGCGGTTAACCCTATTTTAGACGGAATCAGAAGAGACAGAGGTCTTTACGACTTTAGAGTAACGGTTTCAAGTGACACTGCTGATTTAGATAGAAATCAAATGACAGGTAAAATTTACATCAAACCAACAAGATCGTTAGAGTTCATAGATATTACATTCTTTATAACACCAACGGGAGCTTCTTTCGAAGATGTTTGATAAATAAAAAATCTAAATTTAAAAGAGGGGTAATTCCCTCTTTTTTTTTATACATATGATATATTTATATGATATGAATTATTACAAATTTTTAGCAAAAAAAATATTAAAAGAAGTGGTTGATCAAAAATCAACAAATTATGCTTCTAAATATTATGCTTTTGATTGGGATGATAACCTCATGAAAATGCCAACTAAAATTTATTTTAAAGATGAGGACGGTAATGTTATAGGAATGAATACGGAGGATTTTGCTGAGTATCGAACTTTAATAGGAAATCCTTTTGAGTATGAAGGACAAACTATAGTTGGTTATGATACAGACCCATTTAGAGACTTTAGTGTTACGGGAGATAGAAAGTTTTTAGAAGACATCAAACAAGCACCAATAGCGTCTAAGGAAGTATGGAATGACTTTAAAGAGGCTATTAACAATGGTTCTGTAATTGCAATTGTAACCGCTAGAGGACATTCACCGGCAGCACTTAAAAAGGCCGTTAAATATATTATAGAAAATAATATGTACGGTATTGAAAAAAGTGAGTTGGTTAGACATTTAAAGGAATACAGGAGACTTTCAGGATTAAAACAAATTGAAAATGAAAGTTGGTTAATAACTGATTACTTGGACAGATGTCAGTTCTCTCCCGTGTCTTACGGTAGTGGATCTGCGTCAAACCCAGAAGAGGCCAAATTTAATGAGTTATTAAAATTCTACAATAAAATGATGAGGTCGTCCAAAAAATTCCAAAAGGCTCAATTTGTAAATCACGTTAACACAGGTAAAGAGTCTATTGGAGGAGGTCTATTTAAATTCAATAAACCTTCATTTGGTTTTTCAGATGATGATGAAAGAAATGTACAATCAGTAAAGAAAAGATTTTCAGATATAGGTAATAAAGATTTAAATATATATTTAACTAAAGGAGGTGAAAAAAGATTATATGAGCACCGGTCTAGTAGAAGAATATTTTAAAAAAAACTTGAAGTAAATAGAAAAATTTTTTCTACCGTATATTTATAATAAAAATAAAAATAAACTTAAATTAAAAAATTGAAAACATGGCGGATCTTTTAATGAAAATGCCGATACCGTATGAACCAAAAAAACAGAACCGATTTATATTGAGGTTCCCTACTGATTTGGGTATCAATGAATGGTTCGTTCAAACTGCATCAAGACCAAAAATTACCATAACACCAAATACAATAAAATTCCTTAACACTGAAACATATGTTGCAGGTTCGTTTAGCTGGGGGGATATTACTGTTAAGATGTTGGACCCAATTGGACCTTCATCAACCCAAGCGGTTATGGAATGGGTAAGATTGGTTGCGGAATCAGTGACTGGTCGTATGGGATATGCGGCAGGATATAAAAGAAATGTAGATTTAGAAATGTTAGATCCTACAGGGGTT